GATCGTCGGGCATGCGTCACCTCGTGGCCGCCATGTACAAGCCGACGTTGGCAAATGCGTAGCCCAGGTACGCGATGGCTAGGCCCGACTTCCCATGCCACGCGAGATCCGCCGCGACGTAGGCGTATACGAAGCCCGTGAGTGCGATGAGCCATCCGGCCATGGCGAGTCCTTTCACCAGCCACCCTAGCGGGGGCGTCAACTCGCCTGGCCGGGCGGAAGGCCGAGCTTCTCGCCTAGCCGGTTGAGTGCAGCCTGCCGCTTGGCACACCCGCAGTCCTTGATGCCAACCTTGCTGGCAACGGCTTGCACCCGCTCCTTGGTGACGCCGATGGCGTCGAGTCCGGCGGCGACCATGTCGCCCAAGCCGGGCCTTGCTCTCGGGTACGCAGGGTGTGTCTCGTCTACCGTAATCGTGTCGCCGTCTTGGCTGACGATGCAGGGCCGAACCTGCTCAAGCGTGTAGCCACGCTCGCGGCAACGCGATTTAAACAGCGAGAGCTTTCCTGTAATCATGGAAATGGATTGCTGCAGCCGCATATGTTGTAAGGAACGCCGCAAATATCGGCCCCAAACGTGTATCCGCAAAACGTGCCGCAACAAGTGACGTACCACGCGAACTGCGTTCCTGGTATTTCCTCAACGTGCGTCACGTCTGAGTATCCGTTAGCGACTAAGAGTGCTGTTATGTTTTCAATATCCTGTGGCAAGCAACCGCCATCGTCGCGCACCAGCACAAATGGCTGCCCGAATTCATGGCCTCCGCAACACACTTGCTCGCACGGTTTTTCAATCCATGTTCCGCATGGCCCTGATGTTCCGTTTTGATAACAAGAAAGCCCTTCGCCTTGGCACTCCGAGCAATCGCCTACAGGCCAAAACTCAAAAGTGTTCTCGTCAAAACATTCGTATACCGGGATGCATTCCTCGCACGACTCCTTGGTTGTCTTCGACGGGTCAGACTCTCCGTTAACGCAGCAGCATCCTGAACGGCAGCAGCACGCCTGCTCCGTACCAACCGCACCGTCACGCATGACGGGCGTGCCGTCTTGGAACGTGATGAGCGTCATGTGGCTGTGGCTGTAGAGCAGGTCGTGATCGAGTACCACTCAAGGCACGGCCCAGTGGTGTTATGCCCGAGCAGTTGAATCGACGCCGCGTCGTACCCAGACAACTGCGTGAGATCAAGGCTTTCCAGCGACATGTGGCACGTCTGCGACGTGGCTCGCATTTGGATCTCGACGGCCGAGTTGGTTCCGCCAACCTTGCCAAAGATCACATAGCGGCTTTGCGTCGAGCTCGCGGTATTGCCGCCAAGAGCCGGGTTGCACCAGTTGTAGACGCTCGCCGTCTGCGTTGAGCCAGACAGCGTGACAGTCTTATAGGTGCCTGTCTCCCAGTTGCCAGTGAAGGTGGCGAGCTTGAGGGCAAACGGGCTTGAGACTCCGATGCGATCAAAGACAAGCGGCTCAGCCCCACGGTCGCCTTGCTCAACGCGCCGCACGGTCCTTGCAATACGCTCGGCCGCCGGGCGAGTGAATGTCACTCGTTCGGTCTTTGCGGCCTTGCCGTCTGGCTTTTGTGCCAAGGCTCAGTCCTCGTAGACGGTGAGCACCAGGCGGGTGCCTTCGACGGCCGCCTTCGCAGCGTAGTCCCCAGCAGCCAGCCGCAGCACAGCGGCCTCGCCAGCCTTGAGCCGGGCCGTTTCGTGCAGCGTCCCGCCAGCGTAGCGGCCGAAGCTCACCGTGTGCGTCGTGGCACTGGCCAGCGAACGGGCGAAGCACAGCCCAAGCGAGCCGAGCGTGGCCGTGGAAATCTGCGTGACGGCCGTGCCGAGGTTCAGCGTGACCGAAAGAACGCCAGCCGTGGCGATGTCGGCCGTGACGCCAGACGCAGCGAAAGACTGCGACAAGGCACCCTTGCTGACCTGGCCGGTGATCGTGTAACTGATGTCTGGCATCGGTGCTCCTTAGAACGGCGGCGTGCCGAAGTAGGTTGAGAAGTTCGCTTCTGGATAGACACGTCGCGTGAGAATGTCTGGCTCTTGATCGTCTCCTTTGAGCCCGCCGGAATCGTCCAGCGCTCGCGGCGAGCCAGAAGCAATCTTCTCGCCGGACTCAGGGTCTTTCACCCAGACCCGTTTCTTCTCGCCGCCTTCGAGGTAGTTCCAGCCGACATTCGGCAGAAGCAGATCATGGCCGCTGGCCCGATAGACGAGCTCGACGGTGATCTGCCAATACCGCAACTCTACGTCGTTCACCACCTCGGTGGCCTGCTGCCCGCTAATCCCAGCACACAGCCACGTATGAGCGGCACCGCCTAGGTACGAAGATGCGTTCACACTGTTCGTGACTGCGGCCGCATTTCCCAGCGGGAACGTAGGGCGGTTGCCAGAGATCGACGCTCGCACTTCCGCCTCGAGCGTAGTCAGCCCCTCAAAGAAATCCTTGGCCGTATTCTGTAGCGGTTTCTTGTTGCTGTTGCCGCTGCCTTCGTAGTAGACAAGCGCCGGAACTTGAGCGCCGCCCGTGGAGAACGACCACACGTCTGGCCTTGCCAGCGGATTCGGGTCGAGTTCTTCCTGCTGTGGCAGTTCGTAGCTGTACGTGATCTCGGCATGATGGCGATCCGGCTCAGTGACCTGAATGTTGAGGCACTTGAGGTACGCAAACTCAGGGTGGGCGGCAGCATGGAAAATGCCGATAGCGTTGACCAGCGTTTGCGTCGGCGTCGGCTCATCGACTGTGACGATGTACTTACGCTCGGCGGTAGGGGCCTCGCCGAAACGATGCGACGCGGTTCGAGGAATGACTTCGCGGTAGGAGATGATGGCCATGGCTAGATTTCCACCGTGGTCGCGTTGGCCTTCGCAATTTCTCGCTTGATGTCCTGCAGCTCCCGAAGCTGCTTGCGGTATTCCTCAACGGCCGGGTCTTCGCGGCCGGTCGCGAGAGCTAGGAACTGCGAAGCGCCCGCACTGGTGCGGATGTCGTTTCCTTCAAGAGCCTGCTGCGAGCGGCGCGAGAGGGCGTCCAGGCGGTCGGCTTCGATCTCAGAAAGACGTTCCTGCAGCTGCTCCTGAAGATCGGCAACTTTCTTTTGCCGCTCTTCTTCTTTGCGTTGCCGTTCATCGGCCGCCTTCTGTGCAGCCGTCTCCGCCTCTTCTCTGGCCTTGGCAGACCCGCTGGCAATGTCTTTCTCTCTGGCTGCCGCTTGGTCTAGTTGGGCCAGCCTTGCAGCAGCTGCATCGGCCGCCGCTTGATCGTTGGCCGCCCTGGCTGCAGCAAGCTCTTCCTCTACGCGGATGATCTCTCGCTCAATCGCCAGCACATTTTCCGCTGCCTCGGCGCGCTGCGTGTCGCCGCCGAACTCGTTCTCTACACGCAAGCGCTCTACGGCAGCATCGGCCCGTTTCTGGTCGGCCTCAATCGCCGCCTCGGCTGCACGTTTGGACGCCTCTGCCTTGCGTTCTTCTTCCTGCGCCGCTTCCTTAATCGTATCGATCTGCGACCTGTAAGCCTCGGTCGCCTTTGCTACCTCTTGCTGGTACGCAGTTTCGTTGAGGATGCCTGCCTCTGCCTGCGACTGCAGATCAGCCAAAGCCTGCTGGAACTTGAAGGCCGCATCAAATCCAGCCTGGCCAAATTGAGCAGACTCCTCAATCACCTTGTCCAACTCTGAACGCGATGACGCTAGCGCTTTGGCAAAGTCGTTAAACCCTTCAGGGTTGCCGACGACGATGTTTCCGGCAGCATCCACGACGGCATTGATGTCTTCTTCAACGCCTACAAACTCCTCAGCTTGACCAAGAAAAAACTCGACGCCGTCCTTTAGAGATTGCAGCGTCTGCTGGATTCGCTCAAAGGCAGCTGTCAGAAACTCTGAAAACTTGATGATCGCCGTGCCCACGATTGGGATCTCAAGAATCTTTTGCCCCAAGTCCGCAAGGTAATTGATGACGTTTTGCACTGCCTGATAGATGATTTGCGCAATCCGCTCAAACACGCTTCCTAGATAATCAAGCCCTTGCGAGAATGATTCGACAACCCCTTCAAATGCGAAGAAGTCACTGAGCGGCTGAAGGACGCTGTTTACAGCGTCGTTTACTGCACGCATGCCGTCAGAGAAAAACTCGACGACTTCCCCAAGAATCTGAAAGACTGCAGCAGCAGGCCGCAAGGCGGTTCCGACGAGCGTTCCAATGACTTGAACTGATTGGCCGACAACTTCAATGACGATGCCGATAGCCGACGCGAACGGCGCAATAATGTCGCCGAGTGGCTGAATCACTGCATTCAGGCCAGCGATAGCAGAGGCAAGCCCCTGGCTGATTCCTTCAGCCAGACCAGCAAACGGCGTCAGAAGGTTTTGCGAGATGCCTTGGATGGCAACCTTGAGGGCGTCAAGCCCAGCACCAAACTCATCAATGTTGCGCCGGTCAATGTCATCAAGCCCAGCACCAAGTCGCTCAATGTCATTTGCGGCCGGGCCAAGGTTCTTAAAAAACGGGAGCAGTTGCGAGCCGCTCTTCCCAAACAACGCAACAGCAGCCGCTGTTCGCTGTGCAGGATCTTCAATTGAAGCCAGCCTGTCGCCGATAAGGCGAATCTGATCCTCTTCAGACAGGCCATTGAGCGTTTCAATCTCAACGCCAAGGCGTCCGAGCGCGTCCTGCGCCGCCTTGCTTTCTTCGTCTGCGCCGGCCAAAGTTTTCTGCAGCCGCGTCATTGCGCCTGTCAGGCTTTCAACTGAAACGCCAGAGCGGTTTGCGGCTTCTTCGAGCACTTGCACAAACTCGAATGAAACGCCTAGCTGATCTGCCAGGTTTCCAAGCGACTCAACCCTATCCTCAAGTTCGATAAGCCCGTTAGCAATAGCCTTTGCGCCTGTCGCAAACGCAGCAGTAGCTGCCAGAGCCGCCGTGAATGGGTTGGCGAGGCCGGCCACCGACTGGGCCAGCGAGCCAAAGCCTTGCGACAGGCCGCCGGAAAACACTCGCCCAAGTCCTTCGCCAGCGCTAGCAAGACCAGACAGCCGGCCGGCAACATTACCGATTGGCCCAGGAATAGCAGCCAGGATTCCAGACAGCTCGTTGAAGGCAAGCGTGTTGCCAGTGCCAGCGCCGTCCGCAGCAGCGTCATACTTCGCCGCTGCCGTTGTCGCCTTCGCGTAATTCTGTGACGCACGCTGCAGCGCCGTGTTGTACGTGTCCTGCGTGATGCGGCCAGCCGCCAGGTGCTGGTTCAGCTCTTGCACCTCTTGGTCGTACTTTTGCTGCGGCGACAGGTTGGCTTGCGTGATCTGTGCTGCACGAGCCAACGCACGAGCCCGATCCTCTTCGGCCTGGGCCGCCGCCTCATTCGCGCCGCTTGCGTCGGCAGCCGCACGCTCGTACGTCTGCTGGGAAATGGCACCCTGCTGCAACAGTTCGCCCAGCCTGGCAAGCGTTGCAGCGCGTTTCTCTTCAGCGGTCGCCACCTGCTGCGTGACGCGCGCCCCTTCGGTAAACGCCGCTGCTGCAGCGTTCGCATCGTTCACAATGGCCTTGAGTTCCGTGGCGTACTGCTCGGCCGAAACCTGGCCAGTGCGGAACGCACTGTTTAAAAACGCCAGGTCCGTGGCAACCTTCTGCTGGGCCTGGACAGCCGCCTCACTGGAGCGAGTGAACGAGTCGAACAGCGAGGCGGCACCACTGGCCTGCTGTCCAAGCTTTTGCAGCTGGCGATCCACCTGCGACAGACCCTTGGTCATGCCACTGGCATTAGCCGTGAACTGCACGCCAAGCCCGATCTGCGTCGCCATTACTTGCCCATTGCTTGCTTCAGTCCCTCCAGCTGCTCGAGCAACTGAAGATCATGCTGCGGTGCCTTCTCAATCGGTACGAAATCTTCCGCCTTCGGTGTCTTGCCACGCGGGCAATACGGAGCTAGGGCAGCACTCGCAAGCAATCCAGTTTCCCGCCATGTGTCAGGCAGCGGCGAATAGAAGCGGTGATACGCCATCCACTCGCTGAGCTCACGGGAATCCATGTCCCTCATCAACTGCTTGACCGTCATGCCTAGGAAACCCGCCAAACGAAACATGAACCGCTTCGTCGGGCGGATGGCTAGTTTTTTGCGAGTTCCTCCACGTCCTTGTCGGTCAGAGCGTTGTGCTCCATCGCCTTCGTCCAAATGCGGCCGAGCACCTTGCTCGACTTCTTCGCCAGCGCTTGCACACCTTCGTCGCCAGGGAAAAGCAGTTCGCCCTTCTCGTCACACAAGCACTTCGCCAGGAACTTGGTGCGGAAGTTCTCCACGCCTTTGCTCTTGTTGACTACCCAGTCGTTCTCGTAGGCGTCTCGCTCGCCGCACGACATGACTCGACAAAACACGGAGCCGCCCCACTCGGGCACCTTGATCTCCATGAGCCCCATGTCATCCGCCGCCAGGATCTGCTCTTTCGTCAATGCCATGATTTCACCCGTCAAGAATCTTGAACGTCACGGCGTAACGGGTCAGTCCGTTGAGCTCGGGCGTGACATTCAACGACTCATAGACTGCCTTAGTTGTCAAGGAAACTCCGCCCCCAGACAGCACAAGGTCGGCGCGCGTGCCGTACTTGGCCGTGCTGATGTTGGCTGTGCCCAGGCAGGCGATGCTGACGCTGCCGACCTCGTCAGTCCACAGAGTGCTGCGGCCCTTCGGCAATCCGCCGCCGTACTGCCACGATAGGCCCGTGACTTCTACGAACGCCGTGCCGTCAAAGGTGGCCGTGATCCCAGTGCTGTACGTCGCCACGGAAACCTCCGTGGTTCAGCTGTACTGGAACTCAGCCGAGCCCTTGATCACGTCATTGACAGCCAGCGTGATCGTGCAGCTGTTGCACGTCGCCCCGCCGCTGATCGAGATCGGGCCGGACACAGTCAGCGTGCCGGTGGCACCCTGAGCCAGCATCCCCGTGCCGATGAACTCGATGCTGACCGTCTTGCCGGTGTCGCCGGCGGTGCCCTTGAGCGGGCGGGATTGCGTCAGAATGGTCGCCCCGGCCGTCATGCCAAGGTGCGAGATGTCAATGTTGTCCTGGCCGGCGTTGTCGGCCACGGTCCACGTCAGGCCGGTCAGCGTGCCGGTGAAACCGGGAAACGTAAAAGACGTACCCGTGGAATCATGAGGCGTGGTTGCCATGGCTTACTATGTCTCCTGCCACCAGATGTCGTAGGTCTGCTTCACCACGTAGAGGGGCGACTCAGCACCCTCCACTTCCACCAAATCGTCGGCCTCGTCAGTGAGGGCCGTCTGCTTCACTTCCGTATTGTCAAGCGTGCCGCCGTATCCATCCAGAACGACGCGGCACTTGTCAGCCAGGTCTCTGGCCGACTCATACGTCTCGCCGTAGGCAAAAAGCTCCATCGTCACGCGGGGCACGCCCACCGGGGCGTTGAACGCATGCTGACGCTCAATCCTGGCACGCCGCCAGATGAGCAGCGGGTAGGTGATCTTCTGCGGCCCCACGTACCGCAGCGGGTAGATCCGGCCGCTGATTAGCGAGTTGACGGCCGTGGCGTTGACCAATGCCGTGCGGAGCACGAACTCAGGAGATTTCATAGCGAGCCCTTAGCGATGGTCTGGAACGCCAGCTCTTTGACGGCGGCGTTGAACGCCTTTTCCATTTCCGCCACGAGCATGCCTTCGACGTTGCTGCGGGTTTGCTCCCACGCAGAACGCACTGGCGGCCGACCAAACCGCCCGCCCACCGGCATCTTTCCGGTAGAGACAAGGCGGCCGTCCTTGGTCTTGCGGAATCGCTCTTTCGTGCCGAACTCGACCAGCCCCTGGTGGTAGCCGAGTTTCGTGTTGTCGTACGGCTCGTTCATCTTGCGGCCGCTCTTGTAGCCCAGGATGGCGATGCCGACGCCGGTACGTGGGTACTTCTTGGTCTTCACGGCAATAGACCGCCGCAGGTTGCCGGTCGGGCCTTTCGGCGTGTTCGCCTTGAGAGCCGCCAGCGTGCCGCCTTGCTCGGCAGCCTGCTTGAGGCCGGCAGCCATGTGCTTGGCGGCCAGGTTGTTTGGCAAGGCTGCGAACGCGGCCCGCATCTTTTCCAAGCCAGGCACGTTCATCGTAATGCGGATGCCGACTGTCTCAGCCATCGGTACGCTCCGAGCAGACGGCTTCGTGCTCGCTGCGGTTGTTGTGCTCGAGCAGGCTGACGATCTCCAGTGTGCGATTGCGCCACGCGAACCGCATCGACTGCGTCAGGCCAGGCAGATACCGCAGCCGTACGCGGTGTGTAAGTTGCGTCTGCTCCTGGCCGGCAATCATGGACTCGCGGGCACTGACGCCTTCCACGCTGGCCCACACGGCAGACGAGTTGCTCCACGACAGCACCTGCTCGCCGAGGGCGTTCGTCGTGCCGCTTGCAATCTGAACCGTGACGCGCTCGCGGAGCCGGCCGGCGTCGATCATCGGTAAGAGCCCCAGCGTTGCGAGTCGAGCAGGGACTTGACGCCGAACTCGACTTCCTTAGAGATGCTGCCGGTGAGCACGCTTGTGCGAAACTCGTACCAGTGGCCCACCAGCATCAAGATCGCGTGCCGGATCGCTGCAGGCACGCTTGCCCCTGTGGCTCCGTAGCCAGCCCACCACGTCACACTGATGGCATTGTCATCCTGCCGGTGCGGCGTCCACGTGCTGCCGTAGATGGGCAGGATAGCCCCCGGCGTGGCGTTCCGGTCAACCCGGTACTCGGCCGTGCTGTACGTGCTCGTCGGCCCGGCTTCCTGCGTGAACGTCACCGTGACGGCCGTGGCCGTTCCGCTCGCCACCATCGGAGGCCGTGGCAGCTCGACAGGCTCAATCCCGCTGTCGGGAAACTTGTCAAAACGCATGACCCACTGGGTGTGAACCAGCGTGCGGTCAAGGTACTGCTCGCACCACTCGCGGGCTGCGGTGATCAGCGTACCGATGTACGTGTCATCGTCGCTCGTATCAACCCGCAGATGGGCCTTAGCCTCGGCGAGCGTGACGGGCTCAACGGCTGGCGGCGTCTGACGAGTCAGGCTTCGATACTGCACGGCGTCCTCGTCTCCTGGGCGTGGCGTCTGCCGTCTCGGCTTCGTGCTCGATGGCGGCCGTCTCGATCAGCGTCTGCTGGCTGTCCTCGACTGCCACCCGCTGAGCGAGCAGCTGGGCCGCAAGGCCGCCGGCGATCTCCACCACCTGGCCCTTGCGGTAGCCACGCCACGAGCGGGTGAACTTCAGTTTCTTCATTGGGGCACACTCCATGCAGACTCGGGGCGCTTCAGCGTGTTCGTGAACTCGGTTGCCCATTGGAAAACAGGGCTGCTGAGATTCTTGCCTGGCCACGTCACCACGTACTCGCCGTGCCCAAGCACGACGCGGGGCGAGACGTAGACCTTGTTCCCGCTCTCGCGCCAGTTCTTCCAGAAATAGATGTCATCATCGACGCGGCCCTCGTGCCACGAGCCGTCGGGGCCGGGCTTCGACCAGAACCACGGCTTTTTGCACCGCTTGAGTGCGGCAGTGCTGATGACCGTGAGGCCGAAGTGGGCAGAGTCCACTTCCTGCACCGGCTCAGCAAACCACGCCTTATCAACCTTGGTGCTGCCGTCCGGTGGCGGGTTGTCCAGCATGCCCTTCAGCGTGAGCATCGGGCGGCCGTCTTCCCGTTTTGTCTGCAGGCCGGTGATGGCGTCACATTGGAATGTCATCGCCAGGGCGAAGAGATGCTCCACGTCCTCTTTGGTGAAAAACGTGTCGTAGTCGATGGTCAGCAGATACTCGGCCTTGTCGATGAACTGCTCCATCACGCGAGTGTTCACTTGGCTCCAGAAGGCCCCAGTGCCCATTGTGGGGCGAATGCCGAGCGGCATGAGTGCCTGAGCCCAGGCGAAATGGTTGGCCGTAAAGCTCAACCTGGGCATCGACAAGATGGCTTCCACACGGATGTCCACCTCCGTGCTGCCGACGCGAACCAGCATGGGCACCTCGCAAAATAGAGCGGGCCGCCCCGTTGTGGAGCGGCCCGCCAAGTTTGCACATCACGTCAAGCCGTCAGGCTCACGCACCCACGAGGGCGATGACCGGGCCAGCGACCGTGTCGCTGCCGAGCTCGCTCCACGAGATGGCGCACCGCATGGTGGCCCGCACGACCACCTGATCGCTCAGGAACGCCACCTGATCGCTGGACGCGATCTCCAGGCCACGACGCACACCGAAGTGAGCGGCGTTGCGGAGGTTGGCGTACAGGGCCATAACCTTGCCGGTCTGGTCGCCCGAGCCCACCATCTGGTGCGAGAGCAGCACCGGCGAGCCAAGGAACGTCAGGCCCATGCCCTGCGACAGACCGACCGAGCCGCCCTGAGCCAGGTCGAGAGCCTGCATCGCCGTGGCGAACGCATAGGGGCTGACGATCCACGCCGCACCCTGACGCGAGTGCGAGGGCATCGCACCCAGCATCGTCAGGAAGTTGGCCTTCGTCAGCTCCTCAAAGTAATCGCCAGCACCCGTCACAAGCGAGGCCGCGTAATCGGCCGAGCAGTTCTTGAGGATGCCGTTGCTGGTGAGGATGCCAGCCACGCTGGGGGCGTTCGCCGAGTTGCCGTTGAAGGCAACCGTCTCGACCGCCTGGGTCAGCGTATAGGCCAGCTCGGTGGCCAGCATCTCGGCGATGCCGACCACGGAGTCCTCGAAGAGCTCCGTGCTTACCTTCGTGGCGGCCGTCACCTTCTTCGCGGTCAGGGTGACCTGCGAGTGGGTGGGGTCGCTGTCGGTGATCGCGGTGTTTTCCGCAACCCAGTAAGCCGTGGCACCGCCGGTACGCTTCGGCACCAGCACCACGTCGCTCGGCATGTTGACCGGCGTGGCGTTGGACGCAAACACCGAATCCTCGTTGACGAGCCGCAGCACCTGATTGCTCAGGATGTCCGGCACGAAAGCCGAGCCCTTGGTGGACTCAGCGGAGCCCTGAGCACGGGACTCAATCCCGTAGTCGTTGCACCACCGCTTGGCCTCGGCGTCACCACGGAGGTGGCCCTTGATCCACATGCCCGCCTTGTACGCCTCTTCCTCGGTCTTGAAGGCACGGAGCTTGCCGGCGTACGGGATCGACTCGATCCGCACCTTCGGCTCGTCGGCACACACCTCGGGAGCCGGGGTGCAGCGGTCCACGACGCTGCGGAGGTTCTTCGCCGACTCGGCGACCGACTTCTCGAAGTCGATCTTCTTGGCGAGCTTGGCGGCGTCGGCCGTGAGCGTCTCGAGTTCGAGGTCACGCTCGGCGATCTTGTCCGCGTCGCCTTCGATGGCCCGCACGGCGTCGATCCGGTTGGCGAGGGTGACGGCCTCGTCCTGCAGCTTCTTGAGGTTGTCCACTGTGTGATGTCTCCGCCGGCGGTATTGCCGATGGAGTTCACAGTGCCACTACCGGGCATCCCTCTTGCAGAAGCGAACTTCAGAAAGTGTTGTTTTTACAAACACAACTGCACGGGCATTGCATCGCGGGCAACGTAGATACCGCTGCCGCTCGTCACCGCATGGGCGCGAAGAACGGCACCGCAACTTCTCGCCGCAGGTACAGCGGGCGTCAGCCATTGCGGAGCCTCAGAGAAGCAGCCCAGGCGGCGGCGACGCCCCGCAGGGCCGAACGCGAACGATCCGCCTGGGCCGCAGGCTCGGGCGTGGGCTCGGTCTGTGACGCCAGCCACGCTTCATAGGAACGCATGGCGACGCCGGCCGACGTTGACGGGTACGCGGGCACCAGAACCGGGCCAACGTCGTACAGCCCGCTCACCTCGCGGATCTGCCGCACTGCCTTGCCGTCTTCACCGGTGCGGAACGATTCGTTCTTCGGGTCCACCGTGAAGGCGAACGACGAGCCACGCACGTCACGCCGCTGGATGAGCTCGAGCACGTCGGCCCGGCTGACGGGCGGCGTCACCACGTACCGCAGCCCCTTCTCGTCAGACGAGAGTTCCAGCGTGCCGGAAGACGTGCGACCGAGGACGATGTTGCTGTCGTGATTGAACAGGGCCACTACGTCGCCCTTGCCCCGCTGGCGGTTGAGGATCCTGTCGAACGCCCCCGGCAGGATCTCTTCCTTGAACCCGCCAAGGTCAAGAGAAAGCCGGTTGTAGACGGCGGCATAGCCGATGATCGCGGCCCGGCCATCGGCACGGCTTTCCACGATCAGTTCGTGCTCGTCCTCAAAGGCAAAGTCGCGGCGTTCAATTTCCATCTGTCGTGTCCTCCTCTTCGGCCTGGTCTTCGGCGTCATCGGCCGGTGTGTCTTCAATCTCGACGGCTGGCTCGGGCATCGGCTCGGGGGCCGGCGGCTCCTGGCCGATCTTGTCCAGCGTGGTCATGTTGAGTTGCACAAAGTGCTTGTCACCTTCCGGCCCGATTGGGTTGAGGTTCTCGGCCTCGCGGATCTCGTTGATCGTCATCCAGCCATTCTGGAGCGCCGACACGTAAAACGCCGCCCGGCTCGTGTGGTCGCCACGCAGCAGCCCGTTCACGTTGTGCTCTGCGAAGTACCGCTCGTCATCGACGATCAGGTCACGCGAGATGGCCGCTTCCCACCGCTTCAGATGCGGCAGCAGGCAGTGCTGCACAAACTCCGTGCCTTGCACCTCGATGTTGCTGTACGTCGAGCGGGTCAGGTCTTGGATCATGTGCGGCGGCACACGGAACGCACGGCAGATTTCGATCACCTGATACTGCCGCGTCTCAAGGAACTGGGCCGCCTCGTTGCTGCCGCTGAGCTCGTGAGCCTTGACGCCATTCGGTAGCACCGCCGTGCGGTGTGCACGATCCGGCCCCCGGTGCATCCGCTCCCACTGCTCACGCAACCGCTCGGCCGCCTCGGCCGGGATCGGGTTGTCGCTCTCCAGCACGATGCCGGGCCGGGCCCCGTTGCCGAAGTACGTGCTGCCGTGGGCCTCTAATGCCTGGGCCAGCCCGATGGCGTTGCGAAACAGTTGGTACGTTGGGATCGGCCGGATGCCGTCCTCGGTCGTGAACCGCAGGCAGAAAATCTGCTCCTGCGTGTAGAGCGTCTGCTTGCCGCTCGGCTCGCGGTACTTGTACCGCACCGTCCCGTTCTCAAGCCGCTCGGCTTCCATCCGAGACGAATGCAGCGGCCACAGTTCTGAGACGGCACCTCGAGCACCTGGGCGGATTTCGGCGTAGCTCGCACCGTAGTGCAGATACATGCCGGTCATCCAATCCCGAAACTCTTGGGCCGTCTGCCACGGGTTGGGCTGCATGTGCAGCAGGCGATACACCGGATGAGCCTGGGCCTTCTGCTTGCCACCGTTGGCGAGCCGCTCGTAGACGTGGAGCGGCAGGGCCGAGACGGCGTCAGAGATGACGCGGATGCAAGCCGTGTACGCCGAGCACGCCATCGAGTTGTCGGCGTTGACCCGGATGCCAGACGGCGTGCGGCTGGAGGAGGACTCGGTCCACTCGATGCCACGCAGGTCGAACATCTTGAAATCGGCGACGGCGTTCTCGGTGGTCATAGGGTGATGATGTCCCAGTTCTGCTCGGCTGGTTTCGCAGTCGCCACGGCGTGCAGTCCGAGGCCCATCACCAGCGAGACGATGCCGTCGATGCGCTCCGTGCTTTTCGCCTTACTCGGCTTGATGTTGCCCTGGTGGTCGGTCTGCACTGCCACGTTGCCAGCCATCCACGACAGCACCGGATGATTCCCGTGGCGGATCTTCTCCGAGAGCACGAGGTTCTCCAGCTGCTTGCTCGGGC